AGTTCCATTGCTTATAAAATTTTTATTTATGTCATAAAAACATATAGCCATTATATAGCCAGTTACATAAATCATAGGTGTATGAATTATCGGAACATACTCTGAAACATACTGCGTTCCATCCTCGCTATATGTCACATCTCCATTTTCAGGGTTAATTGTGCCCTTTTGGAAATTTACGCGCATTGTAAATGGCAATTTCCCTACTTTTAAGTTTTTAAGCCCTTTTATACCATCGATTGTTACTTCATCGGGAATATATTCTATGTTAATATAAGCTGTGCGGTTTTGTGTATTTATGAAAGCACCTAGTATATAATAAACATCATACTCGGGCGTAAATTTTTTCCCTAGAGTGATAGGCACAAAATTTCCTTTAACATCAATATAACTATATGTAAACGAATAGTCTGACGTTATTTTATACGTGCTTCCTGCTTTTAGGAAAATTTCTTTTTTTAGAGTTGAAAACATATATGATATGTCTATTGACACACTATCCAATGTTTTTCCCAAAAGATAAAAATTGGAATTTCTTATATTAAACTCCCTTTCTGTTACCCCATAAGGCAGATAATTTTCAAGGCGCTGTGTAAAAGCACTCTCAATACTAATATATTGTGCTACTAACTTAGACACATTAGCGGGAATATTAAAATGTCTTACATTTGCATCACTTGTTGTACTGTCAAACTGAAATCCTCCATTTCTAATAAAATTGCCATATTCATCAAAGCAATAAACTTTATTTAGATTCGGATTGAACGCTCCTTTGTGATTATAAAAATAAATATCTGTAGTCTTTATTCCTACCATATTTAATACAACCAATGGAACTGTGCTGCTTCCCTCGTCCCCAAAGGCGCCTGTGTCAACATTAAACGCTTTATACTCTAATTTTTTAATCAAATTTAGCGATTGTACATTCAATACATTAGTTTTTTCAAAAGTATGTCTTGGTGCATTTATCTCATTCAACAATGCAGTATAGTCGCTATATGAAAGGACTCTTTCAAAATTGTAACTTCTATAATAATTGTTTCCGGCTTTAGTGTACTTAGTATAAATCCAAAGTTCCCATTTTTTGGACTCTTTGTTAACAAAAATAATTCCTTGGAGTGTTTTCAATACAGAATCCATCCCCTTATCCCTCAAAAGTTGTATTGCTTCATCTATAGAGTATTGGTTTCCGCCACTTGCTCCCTCATTCGTATATCCATCTGTAGGATATAACTGCGAAATGTTTATGTAAAGTGTATTTACATAATTCTCTAGCTCGGAAACTTTTGCACTTGTTGCAATCCCGTAATCTTGTTTTACCCAATTACCATTTTTGTTTGTGAATATAAATACTTGGTCTGTTAATTCAACACCCCCAAAATTTGAATAAACGCCCGGTTCTGACGCTATATAAAAAACATTTTGGTCCGGCGTACCCGGATTTGTTGTTGGGGTTGCTATTCCCGCAAATGTCGCATTATCTCCGACTGTTGAAATAATTGTTAATAATGCGTTTTGCATTATTGCTCCCGTAATTTCTTGGTTGCCGTTCGTTTTAATAACGTCGGAAACCGCTTGTTTTAATTGTTCGTAATTTCCCATAATCTAATTAATTTAATTGTTTTTAAAATCATTATTGAAATCTTCGTTAAAATCTCCCTTATTACTGATAATATACCCACGTCCTATTTTCTTAACAACGGTATTTGTTTTAAACTCAATTTCCACGCTCGCCAAATCTCCCTGCGTTTGCCATTTTGGGGTAATTAGAAACGTGTCGCAATCGTATTCTCTTCCGTATTTATCAGTTATATGTATATAATCAGCCATACGGATAAAACGCATAACGTCGCAAAGGAACTCCGGTGCCAATATCGTACATTTAAATGTTTTGACTGATATTTGTTTTTCCGGGAAAAAATACCCGTCTCGTTCTTCGCCGTCCTCTTCAAATTCATAATCCGGCTTTCCCAACTCGGAACAAAGGTACAACGTATTTTTGAAATCCGGGTTTTTATATACTATTTGCCCGGCGTCAAATACCAAATTTTCAATGTCCCACCATTCAATTTTAAGGTACCCGGAAACGTCTTGTACAACGGTAAACATTTCCGAATACCACGTTTGCGCCCCATCCGATAACGTCATATAATATATTCCGTCCAACTGATTTAATGGCATGGGCAATATTGACGGGTACAATATAACATCATAACCCAACGTTTGAAACCGGACAATCTGCAATCCGGTTTCTTTCATATACGTTGTTATGTTTGCAACTTGCTTTCCGGTCTTTTCATACAATACCACTGACGTAACATTGTTTGACCGTGTATTTCTTATTATCTGAAACGGCAACAATCTATCAGCAGGGGCAAATAACGGGTAAATTGCGCCGTATGCGTAACTTTTCCTATGGTTCTGTTCATTTATTGACGTGTACCACGGTAAAACACTTATGTTGTTATTCTGTATCATATTTCAACGTTGCTTTAATATTTCGACTACACAAATTTACCGAAAATTTATCAACTTGACCGTTACCGATATATGTTTTAACTAACTGCATCGGGTTTGGGTCTGTGGTTCCTGCCGGGAAATTCAATGTTTGTTTCTTTTTACGTTCCAATCCTCCCAAAGCATAATATTGGGAATTATTTATTTTGAAATTCCGTGCGGGCATATCATAAACCCAATATGTCGGTTGTATATTGATAAACGCTAAATATCCATTTTGCAAAAAATATTCTACGCCATCAACGGTTTGTCTTGTAAACGGCAATTCCAATTGTCCACCTCCGGACGGCATAACCGCCGCAAACAATGCGAATCCATCCAAACTAATTGCACCGGGGTTTAACAACATCAAATCAATATCGGACGTAAAATTGGAAATATTTATTTCTTCTATCTTTCCGGCTGTTACATATTTGGACGTAATTTCTATTGGTAAACCCTCAAATGGTGTTGTTACATCATCCATCCACTCAAATTGATAACGTTCCGGCATTTCTACTTTGTCAAATGAATATTCAGACGTTGCAAAAGCTAATTTTTTGCCGTTCCTAACGTTTTCTAATTGTGTTAAATCATAATCAATAATCGGGTTATATCCATACGAACCGCCATTTCTAAACCAACTTACCTGTTCAATTTTAAATTTTCCGTCCTCAATATACCAATAACATTTGTAAATATCCCGTAACATCGTCATAATCTGTTGTAATGTAATCGGGGCTTTTTGCGCCGGGGTTTTATATTCGCCATTAATGATATTACTTTTCTGACTTATTAGCAACTTAAATGACTGCCCGGAAATAGGATTGTTTGTGTTATAAAGAAATTGGCTGTATTCCGGCGTCGCTTCATGCGTTATTCCGGGCGCAAATTCTTTTAATAGCACATTGATACATGACGACAATGTAAACGCATCACGCAAAGTATATGCTTTTCGGGCTTTTTCCTCTAATATCCAATCCATCAGATAAAACCCAAACCATAACGACGCATAACGCCACGTTGACCGGGCGATTGGATAAAACGTTTGTCCATATATGGAATAAGGCGGCTCAAAATACTTTCCACTGTCGGCTAATCCCCACTCGGTCGGCGTATCTGAAAAATTATTAGATATAAATGCCACGTCGATTGCGTAACCAATTGCCCGGCGGTAATTTCTATTATTATCTACAATATCATCGGACGACAACGGGTATGTATCTAAATCGTCTATTTTATCAACATCAACCAAATATCGGGCGTATATATTATAACTTTTCATATCGGCGTGCATCGTACCCGTTGCTCCGGAACCCTCAACGGCGGTTAAATCAAATTCCAACGTATCAAAAGGTTCTTGCGTTATCTTTGTATACCGGAACATTGCCACATCATCAGAACGGCGGCGTATCTCAACACCTGCTAGCCCAATAGGTAGCCCACCCGCAACTCGTTTTTGTGCAATATGGATATAATAATTTACATTTAATTCCGGGTCTAAATCTCCCACAAATTCATCAGGACTTACACCCGTCGACATCCGCCCACTATAAAGCCCGGATATTACCGCCGGGGAACCTTGCGACGTAATTTTTATTTCTTTCAAAATATTACATAGTGCAAAATGATAGGTTTGTATTAATGCGTTTTGGTCAGTCGTGGCGTTTGCGTCTTGTTCCCAATTCGTGCCGCCCAAAAAGCACGAAACAATACTATCTCCGGGAACGTATATTTGTATCAATGGGCGTTTTCTTATTGTAAGAAATTCGATTTGTGGGGCCAACTCAATTAAATTGTATTCCTTTTCCAATCCTGCCAAAACGTCGTTGTATTGGTCTATTGTTTCCGGCTGTACCGTAACCAATTTATCATCATCATTAAACGTACAATCCGTTTTCATAAACTTTGCTTTATAGTATTGATTGTATGTTTGTCCCCAATCATCGCTTTTTTCGATATATAGGAAAAATTCAGAATCAAACGGGGCATTATTGATAATATCGTAATCAGCACGGACAAAGTTTATTTTACCGGACAATTTAGCCCGGTAAAACCTTTGATTTGTTTCCAACTCATAATCCAACGTTAAATCATCCTTATAATTGGGGCGGACGGTTTGTTTGGTTCCGTCCTCCCCTATCTGCAAAAAGAATCTATATTTTGGTGTCATAGTCTTTTTATTTTACGTTTCAAATTCTTGTAACTTTCAATCGTATTTCCGTCGCCATCCACGTAAACCCGTCGTCGGTTCTGTTCCTTAATTTCCCTTACATCATCCGACAAATTGCGTAAATCCGGGCTTTGTCCGGTAACGTTTAACGTCAAACCGTCGCCGTCTGAATAGGATTTTAAATACTTATGTGCAAACGTACCATTGTTTAGCGAATTGATAACGTCCGGTATTATCTTTCTGAAACGGCGTGAACTTCGTTTATTTATCACGGCGAAAAATTCGCCTCCCTCGGCACGTCGGCGGGTTCCGTCCGGTTTCGTTCCTAAATCAATATCATTTCCGCTTTGGTGCGAACCGCCCTCCAAAAGTTCAACGGTACCGTCGCCGTATGTTTCCGTTCCTCCGGTTCCTCCGGTCTGTTTTGCCAATTGCGCCGCCTTGATTTTAGACGCTGCAAAACTCGCCCACATTACGGCAATTGCAGGTATTGCAAACGGGAAACCTAATTGCGACCATATCAACGCCGTTGCTGTTACCATGTTTCCGATTTGCTGCAATGTTTGTATTGCTGCCTGCTGTTTTTGCGCTTTCTGTTGTTCTTTCAACGCTTTTTCTTGGTTTTTCTTTGCCAAATCCAACTCCTTTTGCGCTTGTACAACATTATTGGCGTACCCGTTTGCCCTTGCTTCCAATTCTGCATCCAACGCCGATTGTGCGGCGGAAACCTCTTTATCCGCTTGCTCAACGGCTGCATCTGCTGCGGCAACACGTGCCGCCGTGAATGTATTTAACGCATCCAATGCGTATTGCATAGACGTATTAATTGCCTCTTTTTGGTCGTCGTCCAAATTAAGCCCAAACAAACCGTAAATGTCTGTTCCTCGTTCCTCCCCTTTGGATTGCTCAATTTCTTGGTCTATTTTTTTAATAGTGTTTTGAATTGTTTGTACCTCAACATCAGACAATTTATTGGCGGCTTGCTGATTTAATTCTAAAACCTTTTGCAAACGTTCCTTTTCTGCTTGCAAACGGAATTGAGTTTTCCGGGCTTCTGAATTTCTCAACAAATCAAACTCCGATTGTGCCAACGCTTGTTGTTGGTCGAATATCTGTAATTGCGCTTGCAAATATTCGTCCGCAATTCCGGCTCCCTTTGCGTCAAAACTTGCATTAATCGCCCCGGCGTCTTGCTGTTGCCCGGTCGGTTTCTGTTGGTTCTGTAATAATGCGGTTTGTCTTTCGTTTTCCAACAACTGCATCCGCAATTGTCTTTCCTGCTCGCTTCCCTTTTTGACTGCTTGCAAACGTAATTCAATGCTTTCTTTCTGCAACGCCAATTCCTGCAATTGTCGGTCTTGTTCGATTTTCAATAATGCCTCGGTTTGTTGCTGTTCCAACGCCGTAATTGTGGCGTTTATCGCTTGGCGTCCGGTTTCGTTCAAATCCTTTTCGGTCTGCAATTGGTGTTGTAAATCCTCAATTTGGCGGGAATACTGATATTGCGTTTGTTGGCGACGCTTTGCCCATTCGTCGGTTTCCAACTGCAATTGTGCATCCTGCAATTTTCGGGTTGCTTCCAAATTCTTTTTATATGCCGCCTCAATTTGTTTTGCTTGCTGTTCTGCTGCCTTTTCCGCATCGCTTTTACCCCTCGGCGTTACGGTTGGGTTCTGTGTTGTTACGGGTTTGTTCCCGGTCGGTTCTTTTGGCGTATCTCCGACGGAAACGGGGATTGTTATCGGCTTTATTTTCTTTTGCATATCATCCAACCCCTCTTTGAAATTTTGGGTAATGTCCTTTACTTGTGCTTTTACCAAATTTCCGTATGCGGCTGCATAATCTGACAACCCTTTTTTAACGTCGTCAAAATCCAACGTAAACGCTCCCTTTAATGCGGTTCCGGTTGCTTTGACTATATCAATAAAGAATCCAAACAAATTTCCCAACGTATCAAATGTTGTTTTGAATCCGGCAACAATCCCATTCCAAATTGCACGTATCAAAACACTTTCATTGTATAACTCAATCAAGTAATTGACAACATCAATAACCCCTTTTATTATCGCCGTCAATCCTTGGTTAACAAAAACTTTTGCCTGCGTTGTCAACGTTTCAAAATTTCCTCCGATTGCGTCAAACAACCCGGATAATGCGTTTTGCAACTCAATTTGGCTTTGCAATTGTTCCTCCTGCAATTGCGCCAAAACTCCGGCTTTCCCTTTTACTTCATCCATGTTTGTTGAAATATCTTTCAACGTGCGCAAATACTGCAATCCGGCGTCCTCTCCGGGTCCCCCGAATATATCTGCAATTGCAGCTCCGACCGTTGCCGCATTATCCGGCAATTCTGCCAATTTTGCGGAAACGTCTTGTATAACATCGAACGTTGTTTTGGTTCCGGTCTGCAAATCTTTTTGAACTTGTTCCGACGAAATACCGATACCGTCCAAAGCCGCCGCCGTCGCCGTCGTCATTTCACGCAAACGCAAATTTGCCTCCTTAATTGCGTCAACGCCTTTGTCCGAAAAGATACCCATTTTGTTTGTTTGGGCTACAATCGCAACAAATTGGTCTGCTGATATTCCAGCCTCTTTGAACGTGTCTAAAAATTCCCCGTTCGCATCGGCTCCGGACAAAAAACCATCCTTAACCAACTGCAATGCCTCATTTGCAGAAATACCAAATTGTTTTGATAATGCGTTTGTTGCAATCAATGTTTCCCGGAAATCTGCGCCGAACGAATCTGCGACGGCTTGCACCTCATTTCTAAACGCTTTCAAATCATCGCCACTTTTCCCGGTAAATTGTTGCGTCAATCTCGTTGCCTCAACTAACCCGGCGTTATAATCGTACCACCATTTAAACGCCGCACCCGCCGCCGCAATTCCGGCAATCGCCAAAAAAACCGGGTTTGAAAGTAATCCCAACAAAGTTTTTCCCAATGCTTTTGCCCCGTCGCCAATAGCTGTAAAAACGGCTTTACTTTCAGCCCCGCCACGTCCTAACGCCAAAAGACTTTCGCCAAATGCGCTATTTAAACCTAACGTTTCTTTTAATTTGTCGCCATACGCAATAATTGCGTCGGACGCCTCCGTATAATTTCCGACGTTCAATTGAAATTTCCCGGTTGCTTCCTGCAAACGTTTCATTTCTTCGTATATTTCTTTGGTTTGTGCAACCAATTTTCGCCCCTCCTCGGTGTTTTCCCGTTCGGCTTTAGTCATGTTGTTTAAATAAATCTTATTCAATGAATATTGCGCCGATAAACGGTTATAACTACCCTCGGCGGATTGATTTATTTTGATAATCAATTTATTTATTTGGTTTGCTTCCTGCTTTGCCAAATTCAACTCCGCTAATTTTTTGGCGGCGTCGCTTTCAGCAAACGCCAATTCTTTTTGCGCACGTGCCAAACGGTCGGCGTCGTCGGCGGCTTTCTTTGTCTTTTTCCGCCCGTCCTCCGTGGCTCCGGAAACCTTTTGCAATGTAGCCGCCAATTGAATCGCCTCGGCTTTGATACTTGCCAATGCGTCCGTATATGTGTCTTTTAACTCGGTCAATTGTTTTATCAGTTCCTCAATTGAATTATCCGGGCTGATTAAATCTTTATACTTTATCGGATTATTATCTGCCATAGCAACTATTATTTAAAGTTATTTTCGGGAAATTTCCCCGTATTTCGATTTTCTTTTCTCAAACGTATATTTTATTATCTGCCGGGAAATAACGCCGGAAATCGCTTTATTTTACGTTTTTCTGTTTTTGGGCTTTTCTCGCTTGTTCTTTTACATACTCAAATGCGTTGTAATATTCCAATACGGTAAATCTTTTCGGGTCAACGTGCAAATTCTGCGACAATATCAAACACATATTTTCAAATTGTTTGTCGTATCGTATTTCTACGCTGTCGGCTCCCGAAAATGATTGCGGATTGAAATACGTTATCAACTCTGCTGTAATTTCGTCAATTCTTTTTGCATCCGTTTCGGTTGCTTCCCCGGCTATGATTGTGCGCAATAAAATAACCGTTCTTTCTTTCAGTTGGTCGAAATACTCTTTTAATGCTGCATCATCAAATATCCGGGGAAAATACAACCGCAATTCTTCATCTATTTTTTTTTTAACCGCTTCCAAATGGGCGGTTAATTCTGCGTTCGGAACATCGGCGAACAAATCAACTATCTTTTGCAATCCGTCGTCTGATAAATCATTGCACGGGTTCCCGTCAATGCTCTTTACTAAAACCGCAAAAGATAAATACCGGGGCGAAATCTCGGATTGTATGAAATACACATTTTGGCGCATATTCTCTAACTCAACCGTCGCCAACTGCGGGGTTTTGCTGTGTGCATATCTTATCGTCTTTTCAATATGTTTATCGAAATCCGACAAATCGGAACCAACCCCGGCGTCAACCAAAAGCATTTTGTTATACTTGTGGAAACGCAACATCGGCAATTCGTCTATACTATCATACAATACAACATTATGTTTATTTATAATACATTCTTTCATATTATGCCCTCCTAAAACTATATCCTTTTGCGGTTTTCCTTTCCCCTTTTAAGCATTTACATATATTTTGGTGTGATATACCCAACTTCATACCAGCGATATTTATACTTTCAAATATTTGTATATTATCACCTTTTTTGCATATTATACGACAACTTCTCCCATGTCCTTTTCCACTTTCACAATATCTATAATCTCTTATTTTACAACGCCCTAAACTATCTGAATATTTAATATTTTCAGATTGCGTACACCATTCTAAATTATCAACGTTGTTATTAAGCGGGTTACAATCAATATGATTAACATTAGGCTTTAATTCAGAGTTAATAAGGAAATGCATTGCTACAAGTCTATGAATATAACACCACCGCTTACCATTAGCGTTGTATAATGCTACCGACAAATAACCCTTATTTGTTATTTTAGGTTTTAATATTCTACCTGTTTTATTTTTTACATTACCCATATTGCTAATATAATATGGGTAATCCTTAATTTTTACATATTCTTCATTCATAGCAATTTACGTGTTATCATTGTACTACAAAAGGGAACGCCCAATAATACGGGGTTCCCGGTCATAATCAGCATAAGAACGGACAAAATAACGCCCGCCCACCACGACAAACAGAAATCGCAACTAAACATCTTTGCAAAGAAATCGTTCCCGTGAACTTGTACCCATTCAATAACGCCCCATTTGCGCAATAATGTAAGCACAAAAGCCGCCAACATTGCGACCAATATAACGTAAAAAATAAATTCTTTCATAATCTTACAATTTACATGATTCTCCAATACTTAATTCTCCATAGAACCGGAACCCGCCGTACGGGTGCATTAAAAATTGGTTGTCTATTTCGTCCAAAGAAAAACCCCGGTAAATATTTTCCGCCAACTCATAAACCTTTGTTATTTTCAAACGCCCATGTTTCAGCCAAAAGCCTCCGTTCAACACGTCCAATATTTGCCGCTTAACTGCTTCTTTGTTCCGGTCGCTCGCATCGTTGAATATCTTCCGGAAATCAAACCAAAAGATAAGGGAAAACGAGGTTTTTAGCCCTATTGAAACGCCGGATTCCCAACTAACGTCCTGCGGGTCGTCAATCCAAAAAAACGAAAAATTCCCAATATTTGCATCCGGGGTTACTTCTATATAATCGTTTCGCCCTACATAAACGCACGGGGTAAAATAACGTTTCCGGTTCCCGTCATATTTAACAAGTCTTTCAGCCCGTCCAAATGCTTTGTCCAACCACGGTAAATTATCAACCAATCCGGTTTGTATATTTCCAATAATACGGTCTAATAATTCCGGGTTCGCAATTACCGGGGCTTTGTTATTCGCTGCCATATATCGTTTTTTTTGCCTCTGTTATTAAATCCGGGAAAATATAATGCCATATAAGGATTTTAATATTTTCGTCCGTTAAACCTAAAATTTGGCGTCCATACTTTTTTATTAATTACTCGGTTTTCCAATCCGCCGCCTTAATTTCAAATTGTTTGTCGCCAACTTCCAAATAAAAGCTACTTTGAAAATCGCCCTCATCCCTTAACGTTACCCGGTTTGTAGGCTGTCCCTTTGCCTCTTTGATTGCAATTGTTACCGGGCTATACGGGGCGTAATCCATGATTGAAACGCCCAAACGGTTAACGCCTTGTTCAAACAATTGTTCCTCGGCGTTCATATCTATTATATACGCCTCGTTGTCCCATATTATTTTTTGCACTAACCGCCCGGACGTTAATTCATCGTTGAACTTAACGACCCGTTTTAATAAGTCGTCAATTTTTCCCATTTACAATTATTCTTTAAAATTATATACAACTTTCATTTGAAATTATATATTAAACAGTTCTGTACCTAACGCCATGATTGTTACAACTCAAACAAATGCGGTCTAATCCTTGCGTATCTAACCGCAAAGCCTCATACGCTTTTTTAAGGTCATAACCCAACCCGCCGGGACGAACCCCGGACGTATTGCCGTCCAACTCATACAGAATATCGGTGCGGCTTGCATTTGACTGATTGCGGTTAACCCTAACGTTGGGATTCATTGCTAACGTTCGCAAACCTATTGCCGCAACCTGCCTTTGAATAACGGTTTGGAACATCTGCCGTTGCGAAATAATAAAGTCGGTCAAATCGCAACCAACCGTTATTTTGCAATTTAGCCCGTAATTGTGGGTATTTGTGTACATAGTATAAGCCACGTCCCATAATTCCGGGTATTGCTCGAATGTTTCCGGGGCGTCAACCTTAAACGGGGAAACCTGCAAATACTTTGTCATTTCTCGCCATGTTTCGACGGAACCAATGTTGCACGTTCCGCACGGCTCCCGGCTCCAATCCTTAGATACGTTTATTGCTTCCATCCCGGCGGGTAATTCGTCTTGATTATAGCAAAGAAACCATGAACCCCCGGCGTTGTTTGCGTCGCTGATATACGGCAAATAACAATCGGTCAACGGGAACCATTGAAAGCCGCCATTTGTAACGGTAAAATCCAAATCGAATGTTTTTACCGGGTCAATCTGCGACGAATGAAATAAATACATTCTTACCTTTCCGGTCGCTCCGGTCATTTGTAGCCCGATTTTCTCAATTTTGGTTGTTACCCCCATACTACGAACCGGAACAATTTCAAATCCTACTAATTTATGGGTATTTTGAATTGTAGCCCGGATTCTGCCGGAACCATCAAAAAACGTTTTTCTTTCCAATAAATTGCGGGTTTCCTTTTCCAACTGCTTAATCTGTGTAAAAGTCTGAACAACGGTTGCAATTCCGTTTAATGTCAGTCTTTCCAAAAAGTCAGAAAAAATGTTGTATGGTCGCCAATACGGGTTTCCGTAATCGTCCCGGCTGTAATCTTCGTTAAAATCGCTCGCCGTCGGTTCCTGCCCGGTATTATCTATTTTTGCAATCCAAAATATATTGTTATGCTTTACCTTTTGCCCGGCTTTATATGGCAAAATCAAATTCCATTCCGGGTATTGTAGCCCCCAATCGTCCGGCATTATTGCCTGCATATTATCCAACGTCAAAAGCGGGTGCGCACCTTGAAAGTACAACCCGCTTTCGGTCTGTGTCAAATGTTCATCAATGAATGTTTTCGGGTCGTATGATTGCTCCCACCCGCACACATTTTTTAACGCTTCGCATATTTCATTTATTCTTATCATAAAAACGCCCATTTATTTCCCATATTAGGAATTAAGATTGCAATAAATAAGGGGGCGGGGATAACCACCCCGTCCCCTCGGTTAAATAATTGTTCCGTTTTCCGGCTTATGCGCTCACACCTCCGCCGGGAAATGCTGCGGCGTTGGTAACATATACAGGCATACCCAAAGGTTCATTTTGGTCGCGTGCTGCAATCTGTGCTTTGATAATTGGATTTGCAATTGTACTTGGGTCGCTATTATAAGCCACCAAAAAAGCAACGTCAACGCTAAATCCGAAATACTCCTTAACGGCGCACGTCAAATCTTCTGTTGCTGCTCCAACGGTTCCGCTTTGGTCGCCAACCGAAGTATAGTAATGTGAACCAACGGGCAAATCAATCATCGGCAAACGTACAACGTCCCACTCATGGAAATTGGCACGTGTACGGCGCAATGCTTCACGGTCAACACGGGTTAACACGCCAATATTTCCATCCTCAACGGCAAAGAATGTTCCGTTCTGTCCGCTTTCGTTAGTTACGTTATTGGTGTAATGGAATTTCTTTCCGGCGTATTCCAACTGTTTGTTTACGTCGTTTGTCGCTCCATGCTGCGCCAACTTGCGAACCAAACTTTCGATTCCGGCGTTGCAAACGATATGCGGCATACGTGGGTAACAATTGGCTCTCATAATTGGGTCAATGTCGCCCAAAATTTCGGTTGCCATTTCCTTTTTAACCTTGATAACGTTACCGGAAAAGTCATAATTCAATTTGTCTTTCAATACCTGCGCTTTCTGTGCTTCCAACGCTGCAATTGCGCCTTTGTCTAACGCATCAGCCAACGCACGTGTATATTTTTCCATTTTACGGTAAAAGTCGTGTTCATACGAAATTTCATTGTTCGTATAAGCCGCCGGGACCATAGTAAAACCGATTGTGTATGTTGCCCACACAACGGTATAAAGTGCGGACGTATTTTCGTCGTCCTCAATTACACATGAACGGACGTTGCCAACGGTAACATCGCCATCGTAATTGATAACCGGGATTTGCACGGTATTACCCATTGAGGCAAACGCCCTTTCCCTCAACTTTGGGTTAATAATGGAATTTGCGGCGTTGGTTTGCTCAATAAAGAAATCTAATGCGCCATACTCACACGGGCGGGTCATATTGCGGTCAAATTCCGGGTTCTGAACTCGCCAATTCTGTAATCTTGTTGCAATTAAACTCATAATGTTTTATTTTAAATTGTTATTAATGCGGGTTTACCCTTTACCCGTGGTTGTTTTATCTCTCCGGCAATGCTGCAATATTGTTGTCTTTCCATGCTTGCGCCATTGCATCCTCAAACTCTTTGGAACCTGCGGTCATTCCCTGCGCCATCAGATTGTTACTAATTGCGTCGTATGCTTCAACACGTGTTTTGCATCCTGCAACGTCAATTACTACGCTACCGCCTGCGCCTCTACCTCCCGGCGGGATTGTTCCGCCTCCCGGCTGTTGGCGTCCTTTGTCAATTATTCCCATTGCGTCCAATTCACGGGTTAACAACTCGCCCGGCGTAAATGGGTTTAACTGATTGTTCGGGTTTCTCATAATCGCCCCGGTTTCGTCCTTAAACGCCAAAATTTTGCCGCCTTTGCCATCGTCGATATATTCCGGGTTCATTCCCTTGATTTTATCGTTAGCCTGCTGCAAAATAACCTTTGTTACACTTTCCGGCAAACCTGCCTTAAATTTAAGCCCTGCGGACGCTGTTTGCAATTCGTTGTCTATCTTAATGCCGAACAACTCTTTGGCGTGGTTTTCTTTTTCTGCCTCAAACTTTTTGTTCAACTCTGTATATTGAGTTGTAACGTTTGCCAAATCTGCTTTTGCCTGCTTTAATTGCTTTGCGGTTTCTGCATCTGCTCCACCGTCGGCAATTACTTTTTCCAAACGGGTTTTCTCTTTTGTCAATGTTGCAATCTGTGATTCCAACCCGGTAACGCTTTCCGCTTTTGTCTTAAAATCTCCCAACACACGTTTTGCGTAATCGTATGTTTTTTCAGTTCCGTTTTTCTCAACTCCGGACGCTGCCAAAATATCCACATCCAAATTGCCGTAAATTTCCCCGGTTTTCTTTGCTATTACACTATTTTCGTCATTCTGTGATAACGTTGTAATTGCGTTAATCTGTTCGTCAGTCAAACCGGACAAAGCCGCATTCGCTACCAAAATATCTCTTGTTAATGCCATAATATTACCCTTTTATTATTAACTCAAACTAAATACGCTCAACGCTCCGGTATTGCAATCTACCAACGCAACCTTATATGTTGGTGCCTGCGGTGTTGTTACGTCTTTCGACCATGCCAATACCTTTGATTTGTTTGTTACTTTTGCCGTTTCCGGTGTTACTACAATAACATCGTTAATCGTTCCGGCTTCAATACATTCTTTCAATTTCTTTTTTGCGGCTTCGTCTATCGTCGCAATTGGTTTCGTACTTGTAACAATCAAATTGTCCTGCTGTGCAATCTGTGCCATATCTTTATAATTTTTTGGTTTAACTTATTTGTTTGTTTCCGGCGCATCCTGCTTTGCTTCCGGTGTTTCCTTTGATATTCTTCCCGACTTTGCCGCCGTTGCCAACAATCCCTCGGCTTTCAGTTCTGCAAGAATTTCGGCTTTCATAGCTTCTTTCATTGCTTTTTTCTCTGCCTCTGCTGCCTCTGCTTTGGCTTTTGCACCGGCTTCGGCTTTCTTCTGTTTTTCTGCCTCCAATTTAGCCTCGTTTTCCTGCACCCATTTGTTCGGGTCGTGCATTACATCAACGGTAAAACCCTGCTTTCTCAAATTGTGCAACCCAAAAGATTCAAAGAACTTTTTGCCGAAAACCTGCATACGTGGTTTTGAAATTCTTTCGCCCGTGTCTTGGTTGAATTTCTTAACCTCAATTCGGCAATGATAACAATCTTCCTCGCCCTTTGGTACAATAAAATTTTCCGGGGTAACGTCTAAAATATTGACGTCTTTAATTTGCCCCTCCTCTGTTCTCACTTGCATACTCGTAAAATTTATTAGTTATTACTTTTATTTTCTCGGAAAATGGTATTTGCGTTCCAAATTCCAAAATATTTGTATTTTCTCGCTCAAATCTGCGAACAAAATTAGCAAAATTCAGTTTTACACGCAATTCCGGTTCGCTAATTATCTGTTGCCCATATAAATTTAATACCTCGGCACGGGTTAAATGTCGGTACGGCTCCAATTCTGCCAACACTAACATACGTTGTAATTGGGTCGAGTCGTTCCGGTACTCCGTTTCGATAATTTGGTTTTGCATTGCGTCCAATTCTGCCTCACTTGCTCCGGCTTCCTTTGCTAACTTGTAACGTTCCCGCAACTCCATTGCATCGTAAATATAAAATTCCGTGCCTAAATTGATTTTTGCAGAAACAAACAAATTGCCGTACCTCAATCGGCAAACCGTTTCATCAACGAATTGTTGCGCCGCCTCAAATCCTTTCTTTACCCGGTTTAAAATTGTGCTTTGGCTCTCAAAATTTGCTTTTATCTGTTGTTCGTTCAATGCGTCCCGTGTTGTTATTTCCTCATTCGTTCCGACAATAGACGTGATAATATTGTTGCGCAATCGCTCTTCCTCGGCAACATTATAATCCAAACTATTACGGTCAACGGTCAACATCTGAACCGGGTTGCGCAAATCCGGTTGTTTGTCGCCATCGGGAACGGGTATTTCAACAAAAGAACCAACCCCGGCAATTCGTTTGTCGCCACATTTCGGGCAACGCTCTAATATCCCGGCTTGGTCTAACTTGTAACGTCCTTGTTTGTCTTTCAAAAACCCGCCGTCGCAATAATCGCCATTTTCTGCGTTGCTGAAATCGCAACTTTGTTCATAGCCGGAATAAATAGGATATGAACCGTACATATCCAAATGCCGTTTTGATATATGATAAAACAGATACCAATCCATGCTTTCCAACTGCTCGGTCAATGGCGACGCCTTAACATCGGGTTCCCTCAAACTTATTGCCTCATTCCAAAAGAAACGGGCGGGGGTATAACCTAAATCGTGGGGGCTGTCAATCAGCAAATCGCCAATATTCCCGTCTTTCTCCGTAAATACCCGGTATCTCTCATCGTCAATTACTGCAATACGTTTGTCGTCCTGCTTGAAAATTATCCATCGCATAACGCCCGTTACCGGGTCTGCATCAAACGTTATTACCTGCTCAATTGGCAACCAATAGAAATACGGACGGGGGTATTTATCGGCGGCGTCTTGCTCCGTTGGCAAATCCACAATTAGAACGCTGTTAATTTCGGTTTTGAAATATTCCCACCCTTTAGAACTCCAAATTTCCGGCTCCCTTAAAACGTTCTGTCTATAATACTCCCAATCGTCCCTTTGTCCGCTCTCCATAAACTGATAATTGAACGCCGGGTTACGACCGTCAAAAATTCGGCTCAACTTATCAAAGCAAATTCCCGTTACCTCGTTGGTCTTAACGGGGTAACGGAAAAGAGTTTTGAAAATTTTAAACTTATCGTCGGGTATAAGGTTTGAAACGAAATTCAGAAAATCCGTTAACGGTTGACTGATATACGGCGAAACAAAGGTTTCGGCGTGAAACTTAATGCGCTGTTGGTGTACAATCGCACGGTTAATCGTCGCCCCTTTCTTTTGCTCCGTAATCTGTTTTTTTATGTCGTTTATACCTAATCCCATAATCTTTGCTAAATTCAAAATTTGAGTTTTCCGGCAACTGCCATCCGCCGTTATTTCCATCATCAACAAACCGTTCGGCGTGCGTTATCTCAAATTCTCGTTTCATATTGTGTTGGGGACAAACCAATAAAACTTTTGTTGTCTTTCCCATAACCAACCCCCTTATTGCTATGGTGCCGCTTTTAAATCTGTTAGCGGGTTGAAATCCTCCGGAACAATAAATGCCAAATCATCCGACCAATTCGGCAAAAATGCCCATTGAATGTTGTTGCTATCCGGTGCCTCATATCCGCCCAATGTTTTATCGCCGATAAACAAAGAACGTATTGGAATCGGATAATGGGTTGTTGCTGTTTTTGCGTCTTGAATTGCTCCAATTGCGCCGTTTTCGTCAAACAGATAAACGCCCAAATTGTCGCCCCAACTTTCGCACTGCAATTCTTTCAAAGCCTTGATAATTTTCTGTGGCAACTTTCGCATAACCCCGGTAAATGGCGTTGGCTCACGTCCCACAATTTCCTCAACGCCTCCCAATGTTTCGTTTCCACCTCCAAACGTTCTTGCTGCGCCTGCTTCTGCTGTCGGGGCTTGAATGTATGGGGAAATAACAATCTTTGTATCATCGTCAGCCGACAACAACGGCGTCCACGACGCTTTTTTTTCAATACCTGCATCGGTTTTAAATGAATTTTTTTCTCCGGTGCTTTTGTACAATCTTTGAAATGCTACTTTCTGAATCTGCCCAAAACTTTCCGGGCAATTACTTACGGGAATATCGGGCAAAGCCGTACCCGCCGGACACTTACAAATCATAATCCTAAAATTTTAATATTTAAAACTCGTTTTACTATCTCCGGGGCTAACTCTTTACCCCATTTATCTTTTGCAAAGTTATAATTTTCCGTTAAACTCTTGCGTATATGGAATAAATTGTTAGTTACGACGTTTAACGCCCCTTGTTGCTTGGCTGTATGGTCGTGTATCGCCGTCCGCCAACTCTTTTTCGTATATTCCGGTCAATCCGTCCTCCGGGTCGTCATGGGCATTTGCAGGAAAATCACGCAAAAACCCGGTCAAATGTTCGTGTATCTTTGGAAAACGCTGTTCCCATCCAATCGGCATTATTATTTGTGCATTTACCATCGCTGAATTTGTTATAATTCGGCTTTCCTTGTTTGCCCCTTGATAAAATGGTTCTGTTACTGCTTTTAGTTTTTTTCTTATAACCTTTTCAAATCCGGAACCGCCGTTGTTACTTTCAATCCATGCTTTTTGCGTTCCGCATCTGTTTATCATTTCCGGGACGGTAACGGCTGTTATTTCCGTGTTTTCCTGCGTAAATACCATGTCAGTAATTAGCGCATACAGAATCGGTTCAAACCGTTTCTTTTGCTCGTTCCATGCCTCATTACCGGATTTGTAAACGTCATAACATGCCGAAAATGTAAAGTCGTCGCCCTCGTCTGCAACGTCTGTGTAATTGCCACTACGTACATACGTCCCCCATTCGGATTTGTCAACGTATGTTCGGAACGGGTTCCGGTACAATTTACCCTCTGCGTTTCCGGGGTTGCCTTGATACAAACATTGAAATTGTACGGGGTCTAACGCTCTTTGTCCCTCCAATTTTGCCCGGCTGTGTCGTCTATCCCATAACGCCGCCCCCGGTTCCCGTGGGTCAATCTCTGTTGGCTCCCCGATTTTCAATCCCTCAAAGTTAATGCGTACCCATGCGCCCGCCGGAATGTTCTTTACATCGTCCCAACTTTTAATATCAATTACGGTTTCCCCGCTTTTTTCTATGCGCCCAATCAAATCATCATCATGCCAACGGGTAAACACAATTAATTCTTGGGAATCATTATGCAAACGGGTACGTACTACGGTCGTGTACCATTTCCATGCTGCATTACGTACAATCGGGCTGTTGCCCTCGGCATAATCTTTATAAACGTCGTCCAAAATAGAAACATCAACCGTTTTTGAAGTCAACGAACCGCCACGGCCGACAACACGCAATGAACCCTTACGCCCAACCATTTCTATTACGTCGGAATTTCGTAAATACGTATTAGCCATTGTTACTACGTTGGAACCGTTCAAATATGTTTCCGGAAACAATTCCCGATAACTTGGCGTATCAATTACCCTTTGGACGTCACGGTTAAAATCTCTCGCAATGGTTGCCGCATAGGAACCGATACAAATCTTTTTGTCCGGGTCTAAACCCAACATAAAAGCGGGTAACTTTCGGCTTGAAACCTCGCTTTTTACATGTTGAGGGGGCATTTGCACAATCATTTTCTTTATTTCGCCGTGGGCGAATTTATCCAACAACGTATAATAAACGACGTGAAACGGTTCCAATGCTAAATCCGGTTGCATATACCGGGCAAAGTTTATCAGCCTATTGCGTGACGCCGCTTTTACTAATTCCCCGGGATTGTTTTTTAGTGCGGCGTACATTTTAAGTAATTGTTCTTTATCCATTTTGTTTAATTCTTAAAAATATACCATATATTTTTGTCTTACCCCCGTATTTTTTCTGACTTAAAAACCGGAAATCTTAAAAAACGACCAATTTAATGTTTCATTTTCCATTTGTCGCACGCTTTTTCCGAACGTATCATACTGTGATTTTCGACAAACGGGCATTTTAAACAAATCGGGTTCCCGGCCATATCTAAATTTGAATGTTCATAATAGAATTTACCCCAACCACAATTCCCGCACGTGTGTACGGGTTTCGGTTCATCTTTTTTCTTGATATTATTCTTTGTTGTTCGTGCCATCGTCAATTACTCCTTTTTCTTCTTGTATTCTATTATATTCTCCTTGCTGCAATTTATCGGCAATTCCAAACAATAGGTCGTCGGGCAAATCCTCAAAACAATATTCGTGGGTTTGCTCTCCCGTTGCTTTTGTTTCCTGCGTTTCTACCTTTTGTTTGTTAACCCATTTTTCCGGCGCAACATTTGTCAAAGCAAAAATTAATGCCCCGGTATCGGGTTGTATATGCTTTACTTTTGTTTTTTGACTTTTAATTTTCGGGTTCCCTTGTGCGTCGCTTACGTACTCGGTTTCTGTTTCCGTTATTTCATATCCCATTGCACGTTTCCACAATGTAGCCTCCAACTTTCCGGTTATCGTCGCTTGAAACTCTTCTTTTGCTTTTTTAATGCGTTCCGAAAACTCCGGCTTCGCCTTTATCCAATCATGGAACGTACTATCTCCAATGCCAACTTTTTTGCACGCTAATTTTTGGCTATCCCCGTCCCGGATAAAACCGCAAATTGCCTCTACCGTCTGTTTATTATACTTTGCCATATTATCCTAATTTTACGGCTTTACGCCCGGTTAATGTTTCCCAACGGTTTATAATCAAATCACAATAATGTTCATCCATTTCCATTGTTAGGTTTTTTTTATTTAATTGTTCACATGTTATAAGAGTAGAACCTGAACCTCCAAATAAGTCTAATATTATATTTGTATCAGCCTTGTTCCTTTCTGCTATCTCAATACACCATTTTATTATTTCTATTGGCTTCTGTGTCGGGTGTATTTTTTCTTCCCTATTTGCTAATGCTCTACTATAAGAATTTACCCTTAACGCTTTATTAAAACTTGTCCACGCTAACTCCCCATCCGCTAATGAAAAATCTCTTTGTCCTTTATCCCAAACTAACCAACACATACGTGGTGGTAAAATATCTGCAAAATAATTTCCACCCCATATTATTTGATTTTCCGAATACTTAAATGCTAAATTAAAAAAATCTTTTGTTGGTCTTTCTTTATCCCAATCGGGTGCATCGTATGACTTCCATCCGTTTTTATCAGCACCTCCTTTTCCATTTCCTTTTCCTTTTAGCATTCCCCCATAATCAATTCCATAAGGTGGGTCAGTTAATAACAATCCCGGTCTTTCCCCATTTAATAGTTTTTTTATATTTTCCTCTTTTGTACTATCTCCACACATTAAACGGTGTTCTCCTAATTTCCATATTTCTCCCGGTTTTACTATTGATTTGAGTTTTTCCGGCTCTTCGTAATTATCTTCTTTAACTTTCTTTCCGGGTGCCTCGTTAAACCATCCTTTCGGGGTTTCAATGTTCCATGCTCTAATTTCGTCTTTGCTCCAATCTTTTGCAAGTTTTGCCCAATCGGTTTGTCCGGTGCTTTCATTATCTAACAAAGCCATACGGCGTAATTTGTCAACCGGGGTATCCTCCGGCAAAGCAATAATTGGCACCTCCTTACGTTTCAAAGCCCTTTGTGCTTCTAAACGTCTATTACCACCTATAACGACGTAACGACCGTTATATGGAAAACACAACGCCGCACGTGCAATTGTCATTTCCGGCAAATCCTCAATACTCTTTTCCAAATTGCGCTGCTTTGCATCCTCTCTCGTTCTCGGATTTTCCGGAACGCTGGGTATTTGTCCCTCGTTGTACTCTAATAATTCTATCGGTACAAACTGAATCTGAATTTCATTGTTATTTTTCATAAACTTTCTTTCTTTAGGGTTTTTATTCCCCGGTTGATACTTTTATTGTCTTTTGTATTTTCGTCGCCCTACGGGGCTAATTTTGGCTTTCTTTCGTTCCGGTACCTAAACGGCAAAGCCCCGGTTATAATTCCGGGGCGTTTTTTATTCTTTTTCCATTTTGTCGATTTTCAACAATGGGTAAACACTTGTTACCCTAACTGACGGCGTACCGTCCTTTTTGTCAAACCTAACTTCATACGAAAAATTTCCGTTGTGTTCTGCCTTGATAACTTCTATCTTTCCGGGCTTTCCGTTGTATTTTATTCTATCGCCTTTTTTAAACGGACAATTTTCTTTTATGTAGCTTTCATCCGCTTTGGCTTTTTCCTTTTCGTTGTACTCCAAAGCCTTTTGTTTTATCTCGGCTAATTCTGCCATTCTTTTTACGTATGTTTCTTTATCCATAACTTTATTATTTTTCTGTTGGTAAATCTACGGTTAACAATACGGGTTGCAATGGTTGGTTAAACGTCGCAACCGACAAATGTATTGTTCCGGTTTCTTTTATTCTCTCCAATTCCTCCGGGGATAACTGCCATTTGGTAATTATAAGCCCCTGCGGGTCATTAGGGATTTTCATTGCAGGTAACGGCATGTATTCCGGTTGGTCTTTTGCAAATACTACATTCACGCCGGGAAATTCAACGGGTTTCATTGCCTTGCTCCTTTCTTGGTTTCTTTCTAAACTTACGTTTCTTTTCCGGTATCTCAATACGGTGTATCTCAACACGTGCGCCAAAAGCCTTTGCCAACTTTCCGGCAACTTCTTTTACTTCTTCCGGTATATCATTTTGAGGCTTTCCCGACGCATCGGCGTTTATCTGTTTTAGCAATCCGGCGATTGCTGTTTTTTCCTCTTTGTCCGTTGTCGTCTTGAAACGCTGAATCAGATTTGCAATTGGTTGCGTTCTCATAAAGTCAGCACATTTAAAACGGTCTTTGCAAATATTGCAATCATCCGGGTAATTGTGTTTTGCATCCTGCGAACTCTTTTCGTCTGCCTTTCTGAATCCGTGCCATTCGTCACGGCGGGCGATTGCTTCCGTAAATACCGCCATTGCATCAATACAAATTTCTGCCAAAATATAATCCGGGGTATCTCTCATTTCCTTTTCTAAACTGTGCTTATTAATAAGTTCGGTTAGTTCTTGTTTAAAATCTTTTTTCATACGCTTAAACTTCTATATGTTCAATTTGTGGTAACTTCTTTATGTATTCCAACATCGCCGTTTTGCTTTCCTCGGTTTCGTCGGTTCTGTTTATTACCAACTGAATAACTTCCAAAAGATAATCGCTATCAATACACGCATTATCAACGTCGGTAATATTATACAATGGTTCCGTTATTTCCTTGACGGCTTTAAATGCTTCTTTTGTCAACTTTGCGGCTTTTTTGAATCTCATTTTTTCGCCCTTTTCAAAGCATTTGCCTAAATGGTTTAATTTATCATCAGCGTAAAAAACGCATGTATGTGCCATGTCCGCCAAAAGATACGCCGTATTTGTAAGGAACAACGCTTTTTTTCTTAATTCTTCTTTTTCTTCGTTTGTCATAGTCTTTTGTTAAAACGGTTCTCAAAATGTTTGTATTGTTCGGCGGTTTCCTGCTGCATATTACCGCAAACCGGGCTTTCCGGTTTGTTGTGTGGGTGTTTGCGCATAAATTCCGGGTTTTTCTCACGTCCTGCAATTTTAGTATATGCCATTTCCTGCAATTCCTTTTGGCTATACCCTAATAATGCCGCAATATGGAATAAAACAACGTTTACGTCCGCCAATTCGTCGATAATATCATGCGTTCCGGGATTAATTTCGTTTATTTCTCTTTGCGTTTTTTCCCTGCTTAAATATCTTTCAAACGCTTCAAACAATTCGTTGTATTCCTCGGCTAATTTTCCCAATCTTTTTTCTATATTCTTGCCGAAAAGTTTATTCATCTTTTCAAACAATCTCTTTTCGTCAAAGGTCAATCCGGCGGTATTGGCGTCTTTTTCTTCAAAATTAGCCATAAACGTTTGCATATCCATTTTGCCAAATTTTCCGTCCGGTGTCAATACAATAAAATTTCCCTCCGGTACGTCCAACATTACGCCGTTTTCGGTCGGGAATGAATAAACCGCCAAACCTCCGGGCGTTCTCGGAATCTGCATTATTCCGCCTCCGGTAAAAATCTGCAATTTTTCCCAATTATCACGCTTTACGGGTAATGCACGAACTTCTAACAATCGGCGGCAATAAATATCCCCGGCGGTTTCGTCCGGCATACCTAAATTTGTGCGCAACTCATTTGGCAAATTTCCCGCCCCTTTTTCGTATTCAACAAAGAATATTGCACCACGCAAAAGGTTTTGTTCTTTAATCGTCCTTACGTCTTTTATTCTTTTTCCGTATCTGCCTTGAACTGCATATATTGCGGCTTCAATTATTCTTTCCTCTTTGTCCGGGGCGTACATTTTAAGTTCAAAGTAATTTTCTTTCTCTGTAACTTCCGGTTCTGTTCCCGTTACATCTTCAATCATCAAAAACGTTTCCGCATCAAACGGAATAAATCTTTTCTTTTCCATCGCTTTTTTCTGTTATGTTATATAATTTTCTGAAATATATTACTTTGTTATCGCTGCGGCTTGTTCTGTGGCATTTAAGCCCAACCGCCGGGCAATCGT